GCCGCGGCAGAGGCGGACACGCACCGCTGCCGGGCGGCGTCGCCTGTAAACAGGGCAAGGCGCGCCCCTTCGGCTATGCCGTTCTGGTTCGCCACACCAATCTCTGTGTTGGAGGGCAGGAAAAAGCGGTCTTTCACGGTTTCGCTGCCCCCGCCGTCCGCCGCACACTTTGCCACAACCAGCTCCGTGGGCTGCACGGCTTTCCGGAACCCTTCCGACAGGCCGCCCATAAAGCCGGGGGCCAGCGCGTAAGGGTTTGCAGATACAGCCCCCGCCTTTGGGGGTGCGTCTGCTTCATGGGCCGGGGCATACCAGCCGGAGAGGGATTCGCTGTTAAGCCAGCTCCGGATATTCGATAGGCTGTAGCGGTTATTCCCCTGCACCTGGCGGTCTGTATTTTCGCTGTCCGGCTCCGAGGCGTCAAAGGCGTAAAGTGCCACCTGGTACTGGCTGCACAGGGTAACGCTGCCCGCAGGATACCCCTGGTGGAGCAGGTCTGCCACCTGCCAGGCCACAGGCTCCCCCAGGCAGAGGCTTTCCGGGTCCCGGACTTTATCCCCCACGTTGAGCATGAGAAGTGTTTTTGCCATATTCCCGCCTCCTTATATATAGGCTTTCCCGGCTTCAAACCGGCCCTGCAGCAGCTCCAGCGCCCCGGGTCCATCGAACTCCTGGGCCTCTACAAAGTCAAGCCCCTGGGCGTCCAGCAGGTCCCGCAGGTGCATTTGGAACACCAGGTGGGCGAAATCGCTGGTGAGGGCCGCCAGCTCTGCCCGGTCTGCCTTGCCTGACAGCTTTTCGTACTCTGCCCCCTGTCCCTCTGCCAGCAGCTTCACTGCCTTGATGTTATTGAGCACAGCCAAAATCAGGGGGTTGAAGGTGCGGCTGGCGCTGGCAGGGTCGCTGTCCAGCAAAGCAGGCACCTCCTCTGTGTATTGGGGCTGGGGATCCAGGGCATAGCTGGGCCGGGGCATCTCAGGCTTCCTCAACTGCGTCTATGAAAAGGGCTGGGAGCTGTCCCATGCCCGGGTTTTGTATGGACAGCTCAAGCGCTGCGGGGACTACCTTCTGGAAAACGGGCTGGAGGATGCGTATATCTCCATGTTTGAGGAACACTTTTTCCGGCCCAAAGATCCAAAGGATGTGCAGAACTGGTGCGGCGGCACAGGGGACATGCTGTCTGTAGACTATACAGGGAACATCTATCCCTGCATCCGCTACATGCCCAATTCCCTGGGGCCGGACATCCCTCCGCTGACCATTGGGCATGTAGACCATGGGCTTCTTGGCACAAAGGGGGAGCAAGACTGCGCCCAGTGCCTCCAGCGCATTGACAGGCGCACCCAGTCCACAGACCAGTGCTTCTCCTGCCCCATTGGGGAGGGATGCGCCTGGTGCTCCGCCTATAACTACCAGGTGTTCGGCACAGCGGACAGGCGCGCCAGCTTGTTTGCAGGGTGCGCCGCTTTTCCGTAAGGGTGTAGTCGCTGTCCCACCAGTCCACCTTGAAGTCATGGGCCAGAATATCCAGCAGAGCTTCATCCAGTTTGCCTATCTGCGGGTAGATGGAGAGCCGCCCGGTTTCTTCCTTCTGCTGCACCAAAAGGCCCGCTATGGCTTCTGCCAGGGCCACCATCCTGGGGTCATTGGCCAGGCCAGGGGGCAGGGAGCGCAGTAGGTTTTCTTTGGTGAAGCCATGGGATTTATTCATCCTCATACCCCCCGTTTGTAATGGCAGGCGTGCCCAGGAGCCTTGCCACCTGGGGCGGGTTTTTGCCGTCATTCTGCAGCACGGTAAAGCCAGGGGAGGTAAGCACCACGCGCTTGATGCCTGTCTGCATCAAAAGGCCTATCAGCACAGAGGGGTTGATGTCCCGGCCCAGCTTCCCGGACTGCCAGGCCGCATATTCTTCCACAGCCCTGCCCACTGCCTCCCGTATCTCTGTGGCAGATTTTCCAGTCCCGGGCTGGGTGTAGTATGTGAAGTCTATGGTATAGTCCACCGTTTCCGCATCCTCCACAAAGACCTGGTCGGTGAGGGGCCGCACGTCGTCTGCGCTGCACTCTGCCAGTACCGCCGCCTTGATTTCTTCTGTGGCAAGGGCGCCATCCTCCATGAGCACGTAGAGCTTCACTACCCCCGGCGTGGGGGAATTGGCGATCACGTCCCCGATCTCGGTACTGGCCTTTTTGGCGAAATACTCATAACTGCCACGGGCCCCGGCGCAGCTGTAGGCGTCCATGCTCTGGCGCATGAGCTCATAGAATTCATCGTCTGTGGCCGCGTCCGCGCCGCCGTCGCTTTCCGTAAGGTTTTCTGTGGCGGTGCAGTAATCGTACAGGTCGATGAGCGTGTCCAACTGCCCGGTGGCATAGCCGTTGCCTACTGCCCCAGGGGTCTGGCAGCGCAGCTGCGCGTCTGCATACGTGTCGCCAATGTTGATATACACGTCCTCCACTGTCTCCCAGATAAGCCCGCCAGAGCAGGTTACCCGCGTGCCCTGGGGCACCAGCACAGCGCTCTGCTGGGCTTCTGAGATATAAAAGCGCTGGGTACACACTGCCGGCTGGGCCTGGGGCCTCCCCTGAAGCTTTAAAAGCTGGGCCAGTGCGTCCAGGTTCTCCCCCTCGGCCCGGCTGGGGATGTTCTGGTTGCCAATGACGTTCATCAGCACCCGCTCCTGCACCAGGATGCTGGCTACCCACTGGATGATCTGCCGCTCCGGGCTGGCGGGCTGCACAGCGGCGCCCGTGTTTTTTTCATAATCCGACACCAGCCGGGCCACAATGGCTTCCGCGCTGGTGTCCGCAAACTGGTATTCAGGGTTCCTCATGCTCTCACCTTGCTTTGCGTAAAAATGAAAGCCCCGGCCTTGTTCTTGACAAAGCCGGAGCATGTGGTATAATAAATATAAAGAGGGCGCTGTCACATGGCGGTCAGCCCTAAAGTTTGACTAACATGAAGTTAGCCGCTCAGGGGCAAGCCGGGCGGCTAACACGCTTTTGGGGCTAAGTAAACCAGCAGCAGGGCTGCCAATACCAAGCATACTGCGAAACGCAGCAGCTTTTGTCCCATATGCGCCACCTCCCTTCGTGTAAAACTCCGGGAAATGTACCACCCCCTTTCTGTCGGGGATGGGCTAACCGCCTTTTATGTATACAGCGTCCTCCAACGCAAAGCTGCGTTTGCTCCTCGTTGGGAGCGTTTTTATTATACCATCCTGTTGGATTTTGTCAAATCCTATTCTTCCACATGGATCTCCACCTCCACTTTGGGCACGAGCCGCCCCGGCTCCAGCGGATCCTCGGAAAAAGAAATGTTCTGTACCACCGCCCGGGGTTCCCATTGCTCTATGGCCTCCCGCACACCGGCTATCATCAGCACCTTTGCTACCGGGGCGGGCTTGTCCACAAATTCCTGGGATAAGCCGAAATCCCGGTACATAGGCACCGAGCCTTTAGGCGTTGCCAGCACTAAAGCGATATTTTGCAGTACGGCGTTTACGGCCTCCGGCTCGTTCAGGCGGATGTTCCCCAGGTCTGCGGCGCTTACTTGAAATCCCATGGCATCAGCTCCTTAGATATTCCTGCAGCTCCACGTCCACGACTGCCAGCAGGGGGTTGCCCCAGACATCGCTTTCCTCGTACTTGGCGCTATGCTTGAGGATGTTCCAGCGGTACTTGCCGTAGGGCTTGTCGCCGATTACCAGGGGCACAGCCTCCCCAGAGCGCTCATAGGTCCAGATTTTCACCAGCTCCCCGATGATGTCCGCCCCCAGCAAGGGAGTAAGCTGCATGGAAAAGCTGATTTTATCCGGCTCTATCCCGGTAAACTCTGTGAGGGCGTTCTGCAGGTGGCGCTGGTGCACGGCGTACCTGGCCTCTCCGCTCCATTCTGTCCCCTGCAGGGTTTCTGTGGTTTCCTCCGATACCTGGAAGATGATATCCCCCAAACAGCCACCACCATCAAACCACCCCCAGAATAAAGCCGTCGCCACTGTCTACAGGCAGGTACACAGCCAGCACCTGTTATGCGGCTGGCCCCGGCCTCTGAGTAGCCGGAAGCTTTGGGGATGGCGGAGTCAGGCAGGAACAGACCGGTGCGTTTGTCTTTGTACAGTAGGATCACCTTCTTTTACACATATAAAAACATTTGCCAGAAGCCTTGACAAATGTTTTTATATGTGTTATACTATATACTGTCAGGAGGGGAAGGATATGAAAAGCTACTCGTCAAGGGAAGTCATTCAAATGCTCAAGGCGGATGGATGGTATGAGGTAAACACAGTGGGCAGCCACCACCAGTTTAAGCACCCATCGAAGAAAGGCCGGGTAACAGTAAAGCACCCGGATAAGGATATCCCTCCCAAAACCCTAAAAAGCATTGAACGCCAATCGGGGCTTAAATTCTAAGCCCCACCTTCCCATCCCATTTTCAAGGAGGTTTCCGTTATGAAATTGCCAGAAAGATATATTTACCCCGCTGTGTTTACGTATGAGCAGGGACAGGAAATTGCCGTTGTGTTCCCGGATCTGGATGCTGCCACCAGCGGGGAAAACGATGAGGACGCGCTGTTCTCCGCCCGGGAACTGCTGGGCTGTGTAATGTTCGGCAGGGAAGAAGATGGGGAAGCAATTCCTGTGCCCACCCCTTTGGCGCAAGTCGCCTGTGAAGAAAACGAAAGGGTGGTGCTTGTTGACGTGTACATGCCCTCTGTGCGCATGGCCCAAGTGAACCGTTCCGTTAATCGCACCGTCACTTTGCCCGCATGGCTGAATGCTGCCGCACAAGAGAGGAACATCAACTTCTCCCAAGTGCTGCAGGACGGCTTAAAGCAGCGGCTGGGGGTATAATTCAGGACAAAGGCTCCGGGAAACCGGGGCCTCCTTTTTACCAATCCCTGGGGATAACCGCCACAGCCTTACGCCTGCTCCCGCCGCTTGCCAGGGCCTTCAGCTCGTCCACCTTCTGCTCAGCCTCTTTGATTTCTTTCATCAAACTGGGCATATCCAGTAAGGTCAGCTCCCGGTCTTTCAGCGTGTACGACTTCACCCCGCCGTCCAGCAGGGCAAGATAGGCTTTGCGCAGCGCTTTTAAAGCCTCGCGCCAGAACTCCAGCCGGGCATTGATTTCTGTTTTGCTGGTCATTTACCATTCCTCCACACGTGGCGTCCTCTTTACCCGCGACCGGGGCGCAGGGCTTGGCCTTCCGCCATCCACAGGTACAGGCAGGGCTTTTCCCCTTGCCTGCTGCAAGCGCCGATCAATGGCGTCCAGGTCTTTGGGCAGCACTTTAAAGGCCGCATTGGCATAGTTGCGGCAGTCCAAGGGCTCGTTGCGGTCATGCCCGGGTATTTTTTCCCAACTCCAAGGGTTCCGTTTTGCCTTATCATTGTAGGTAAGCCGCTCCGACAGGAGTCCTGCAAAGTATCCAGCTCCGTAATCATCCCGCAAGGGGAAATGGCAGTACCGCGGGCCAGGCTCTTTCGCCCGCAGGTTGTCCATGATAAGCTGCTTTCCGGCATCCACGCCAATCTGGTACTGCCAGCAGAAGCCTACATGCGTTCCATTCACCACAATTCTCACCTGCCTGGGCGGGCCGGTGTAGGGCCTGTCCTGCCCGGGCAGGCCTTTGATGCAGAACAGTTTCTTGCTGATGCGTTCCCGGCAGCGGCTTCGCACTTCCTGGGTGAAATGCCCGCCCTCGTCCATAAAACTCATGCTCAGCCGCAGGCCCAGGCCATCGGCAAAACGGTACACCCTGTCCAGCACATTTGTGTCCAGTGCATCCCAAGTGGCGTCTGCGTCCGGCCTGCCCATGATAATGCCCTTTTCAATGCCCCAGGTTTCGCCGAAATGCCCATAACCCACCACCTCATACTCCAAGCGGTCATCCTGGGTATCAATGCCGCAAGTAAGCACCAGGACACCATTGGGCAGTTCGGCAGGATATTCTTCCCGCCGCTTTAACAGGCTGTCTTCATCTTCCATGTCGCCCCGGTTCTCCCAGAGTTTTCCGAATACCGTGTTATAAACCACCTGCATTTTCCGGCTGTCCCCCTGGGCCTGCAAGAAGTCCAGGACAATGCTCGCCCAGCTCTTCCACTGGCTCACAAAGGCGTTGAGCCAGAAGGAGCGTACACCGTTTGCATATCGAACTGCGCTGTATCAGGGAGTTTCTGTCCGTACGCGACGGCTCGGTTTTTGTCC